ATCTTTGCATTGACTGCAAGCTGGGCTGGCATTACCAAGCTCAATTTTTGTCACCCTAATGGGGTCAGAGCAAAGGCGGCAAAAGTCGCGAACGTAAACACTGTTTTCGATCTTCGACCCTCGCCGCCCCCATTTGGTTTCATTAGGTTCAATTGGCCTCATCGACCTAGTTCCTTTTTAACCATTGCCCTAAATTCTTTAGCCTCCCGCTCTCGTTGCTCTTGAGAAATCTCTACTTTGCTGTGAGAAGCGAGTTGCTTAGTTTGGCGAGCAAGTTGCTTTTGTTTAGACAAGGCTTTTAATTTCCTTTTCTCATAAACTTCCTCGCCAAATTCAATAAAGCGATCTACATTTTCCGACCTCATCGAAACATGAAGACCTAGATACTTTGTTCTCCTTTCGTTTTCGCCAAGATTGTGAGGCGTGTTGTGAATTCCCAAAATTGCCATTGCTAAATCATCTACCGAATAACCGTCTCGCAACCGATTCCTAATTAAATCGCGTTTTGCCTTGTTAAGTTTTTCGCGAGGATGATATTTAACATGAATGTCAAAAACTTCAACGATGTGTTCAGCAAGAACAACCCTTGCACGATTTTTTTTGGCATTGGACATCTATTTTAATCCTTTCTAAATCATCCTCCAGACGAACTAATGCTTGTCTTATGTAAGTAATGTCCTCCTTCAATGTTTCTTCTGCTGGAGGCAATTTGGCTGGTGCAGATACATCGCATGGATGGTGATATTTTAGCAAATGCTTGTTCAGTTCCAAAATTTCTTCATGCGAAACGGATTCGCGATCTTCTTCACCTGACATTTTTTTGCTCCTAAAATGGGATGTTTTCGTCAGCAACAGGCTTTTTGGTCATTTTGCTGGCAGGGACTGGAGTCTCTTTCATTGCAGAATTAGCAGACAATGAGCGAAGCTGCCCTCCAAGACGGCTGTCAAGACTTTTTGCCGAGTCTGCCGAAACACCTTCAGTCTTACTACCACCCGATTCATATGGATTTATGTATTTAGTTTGCAATCCATACTTTTCGTTCATCTCGGTTTCGACCGCTATCGGCGTTGGATGCCAAGTGCGTTCAACAATTGACGCAAACGAACCTGACCAGCCAGCGTATTCGATAAGATTCTGACAGGCAGTCTTTTGCAGACCTTTTTTGCCTACCACCCAAACGTCAGCAATAAAGGTCGCAGGTTCAAACGCAAACCATCCTCCAGATTCAAACACCTCAGTAAGTTCAATGTGAAGTTTGACTACAACTGAACCCGAATCAAATTCCTTTAGTTCATAATCAAAAATTTCGCCTCGGAATTTTCCAACTTCATTTAATGCTTTAGCTTCTGACATCTCTTAACTCTCCATCTCTAAAAATAAAAACTCTCGACCTTGCCAATCCGTTAGCAACTTTCCTCTTTAATCCATGAGGTAGCCGAGAGAAAAACCAAAATCTATTCTCCAAACATAACCTTCCAAAGATCAAAACTACCTTTTTTGTATTCAATTGTGTCTGGAATCTCTCTGCCACTTCCTAGCGTTCTGTGTTTCGCCCATGCAGTCGTGCTTCTAACTGTATGTATTGCACGAGAATCGCCTTTTTCTACTTTACCATCCTCAACATACCTGTCGTGATCGACTCTAAAAAAGTGATTGCACCATTCAAACACTCTTTCCCTGAGCTTTGCCGTCTTAGAGGGAGACTGCAACCGAGGCTGATACTCAAGATAATCATCTGACTCAGCAGACGGTACTTTTTCGGCTGTCTGGTGACAAATTAGAACAACGTGCTTTCCGCTTCGCGCAATGCTGTCTAGGTCAGATAGAATAAGCAAACTTTTTTCAAATACATGGACTAATCCTTTTCCAAAACCGTAGTCTTCAAGGGATTTAATTTTCTTGCCCATTTTTTCGTGAGGAACAGTTTCAATCACATGCTTGCCGATCAACTCCTCCAGTTTGGTGAATGTGTCAATGACAACTGCATCAAACTGGCTGATTAAATCCTTGTTTTGAAGAACTTCGCGAACTGCTTCAAACGAGCTAATGAGATTTCCATCACTGTCGGCTACACGACTAACTTCAAGACCAAGCGTTCCTTCGTCAAGATCAATAAACAAAGTCTTAATTCCAACCTTTTCCATGCTTGCGACAAGCTCAGTCTTTCCAATGCCTCCGCTGCCGTAGACTCCGATTCTTTCGCCTTGGTTACTGACTACTCCTGAAACCAAGCTAATGCCTGACGACCTGCTTGGCGAGCTTTCACGTTCACGACTTTTTGCGGGTGAACTGCGACTCGTCTTAGGAGGCAAGGGTCTAGCCGATGGAGCAAATTTTTTGGGTACTGACATAACAAACTCTCTTTAAAAACTAACTAAGCTCTGGGTTAACATCACCCAGATGAACAAATCCTTCAGGAACACGATCTTCAAATTTAAACTTTGAGGAACACAATCCAAAATAGCTGCAATAGGAACACGATCCCAAATTTACTGTCTTAAAATGGGCGTTGGTTTTTTGGGCTTCCCTAATAGCTTTTTGAATTTCCCAATTTTCAACCTTCATTTCGGCAATGTCATCATCCAGTCGTGCGATTTCCTGACGCTGGTAATACCAGTCTGGACGCAACTCAATGTCACATTGCAATTTTTGTGACCATTCTTCAACAAACATAGAACGAGTTTGCAAAACATAGCCCTTTGCTTTGTCTCCGCTTTGACGCGGTTTTCCTTGGGCTGTCATTACGCGCTTTCCATCTTCACCTAAAACAACCTTGTCTCCATTGTCGTCCAAGACTGGCACGGCTGAGGGCTTAATTGTAGGCTTGCGAATTACATCGTACAAAACGCTTTCGGGTTCATAACCAAGCTCTCTGGCCGCGTGAGTGTAGATTGTGATCTGCGTGTCTATCTGCAATCTTCGCCAGTAATCCGAATCCGGCGAAATGTCATCAGAGATAAACTTATGCTCCAGAATCAAATTTCGATTATCTATTTTAATGATTCCGTCGATCTTACCCGCAAGCTGCCAAATGGTTGACGAACGATTAGTCGATGGATTTCGCAAAGGAATATTAAACGCCTGCTCAGATTGAAGAACTTCAAATTTAAAGTCCTGCCATCGCCAAACGTAACCTGCGACAAGACACTCAACGGTTTCCCTTTCGATTTCCCAGTCGTATTGTTCAATGCCTTCAGGAAGCCCTGCGTACATGTCCGAAACAGCATGTATTGCAGCTTCGAGACTCCCAGTCTTTTTGTAAGCGTCCAGACCTTCGTGACCTGCCGATCCCATTCTAAGTGCCTTGGCATCAACCACGCGACGCAAGCCAAGCTCGTAAGCCCAGTAGTGTTTCTTTCTACAAAGTTTAAACGCCTGCATTCTACTGTGCGTCAAAAGTTGCTTAGTCATGGCACAACCTTTCACTTACTTCTGCTTCATATCTGGCTTTTGCTTTAACGATTTCCTGACGATCAACATTTACATCGTTTGGAGCATTAACGCCGAGCAAAACTGACTTCCCCTTGTTTCTTAAAACCGTGACCTCAATATTTCCATTAAGCACGATTGTCTCGCCAATCCTTCTTCTCAAAACAAGCATTTCCATCTCCTGTTGGGTACAAAAAAAATGGGGATATTTTCTGAGGTCGTCACTTCCTTGCTTCGCGGCACGACTTACCGCGTCCCCTTGGACAAACCAGCTTACACGAAAACAATACAGCAATCAATCTGGCTTAAACTTTGCTAGCGGGCATAAGCAGGTCAGAGGCTGAACATGACAAAGCAATGGCAAAACGCTCGACTGTTGCAAGCGTTGGGTTTCTTCTTCCCTTTTCGTAATCGCAAACAAATCCCGGCGAGGTGTCCATTTTGTTCGCCAATTGCGTTTGCGTAAGGCTTTGGTCAGTTCGCAAATTAAAGACATTGGTTGAAAATGTCACATATATCGAATTTGGATTGTTCATGCCAGCAATATACCACGTTAGTGTATTGCCTCAACCTTTAATCGCGATAAACCTTACTCATAAGCCATTTCCTGCCTTCTTCAAATTCTGGAATATCTCGCACAACTCCCATACCAAACATAGGCGTACCGTCATCTTTTACGCCTTTTTTGTATAGATAATGTTCGGCTAGCAACTGAACAGCGTCATTTACATCGGGAACTGCCTGCTTAACCTTGTCGTAAGCTGCTTTTCTACTTTGCTCGTAAGCCTGTTTTCTTGCGTTAAATTGCTTTTGCGTTTCATTTCTCTTTGGTTTTCGAGGTCTGGCTGCTGCCGAGTAAACTATTTTGCGTTTCTGTTTGGCAATTGACTCTATTAAACTTGCTGGAGGATCTTGCAGCAAATCGAGATTAGCTCCAACTGCGTTCACGTCCTGTTGCAGGCTTTTAATGCTTTTCCCAGCCGCTTTCATTTCATCCATCATTTCCCTCGCGGGATCAGCCACTCCTCCAATAAACAACGCTGCTTCGTTGTAGGCTTTAATTTGCTCCTTGCTTGCTGTTCCGTTTTGCACCTTTTCGTGCAAACTATCCTTAATTCGGCGAATTTGTTTAGCAGTTTTTCCAACATCTATTCTTTTTTGCGCATCGGCTCTCTTTTTTCTTTTCTTGTCGCCGTACTCTTTTTCGCGGATTCCAGTGTCACTCCATCTAAAATAGGAGCTTAGTCCAGTCACCGCCCCCAACGCTTTAAGTTCAGACATTCCACCGCCCATCCCGCCCGCTTCCCCTTTTTCATTTAAAATTGGAGTAGCCCCGTATTTTGCAATCGCGCCCATAACGCCAAATTGGTCAAACGTCCATTCAAGCATGTCGGCTGCTGCGTAACTGCCTCCCATTTCATAATGATCGTCGTCAATAATTCGCCCACCGAGGAACGGCGATTCAGGATTATTGCCAACGGCGTAATCGCCATAGGCATACGCAATTTGAAGCGGAGGTGCTAAGTCAGGAATTGCGGCTCCAACAATGTCTCCAAGCACATTGCCAACCGCATCAGACATGCTGCTTCCGTCTTTTACCTCTTTGCCTCTGGCGATAATCATCATGTCAGTGACGTTCCACCAGAGCTTTGAAATGGTTGCACCTAAATCATCTCGCGGAATGCTTAACCAAATCAACTCCCATTTGCCCTCACGTTTTCTTAATCCCAACGGAATGCTGTCATATGATGTAAAGAAGTATGTTGAAATGTTACCTCTATATCGTTCAAGGGTTTCGCTTATTTTTTCTTCACCTTCCTCGTCGCCGTAACCCATCAACTGCCCTAGCCCATCGAATACCCCAAACGCACCATAAGCACAAAGTTTTGAAAAACTTGTCGGCAAAATAGAATTCAGCGTTTGCCTCCACCACCAGCGAGAAGCTATTTCTTTGTCAGTTGCTAAAGACAGATCAGCCTGAAGTCCGTTCCATCGAACTTTAGAATACATCATGATTCCGTTGGTAACTCCTGTATACATTCCAGCTTGTTTGTAATCAGGTGTTCCAACAAACTTTTTAACCCTGTAAGCTCTTTCTGCATCCGTAAGATTGCGGTCAGCCAAAACTTTCCAGCCAGCTACTTTCATTGCAACTTCTGTCGTCTCTCCAAGTTTCTTTGCAAAGTCAAGGTAGTGTCCAAGACCTGTATATTTTTTTGCTGTGTCAATTCCTTTGGCAGCAATCTCCCTGCCCTGCTTTCCAGCCTTTTTAAGTTGTCTTCCTCGCTTGTTTCGGATAAAGGACGATCTCTTAACAAATTCATCGGCTAGGTAACCGCCCAATTCAATTGGACTGGCAAGATTTTCTCCCATAGTTGAATCTGGCTTACCTTCCATGATTCCCATTTTGACAAACGTCTCGTCAAGTAAAAGAATATCTTTGTCTGCTTTAAATCTTTCTCTGCGAGTAAACGGCACGTCCATTGCGCCTGCATCAATCATGTCTTCAGCAAGTTGCACAGGATCACCAGATGCAAAATCCCACCCTTCTTTCAACGATCCAACGTAAGCTGGCACAAGCTCTGTCCAAAACTTAACTCCGTCTGTCGCGCCCAGATTGACTCCGGCTCTCCTTATGTCGCGAAGCGGATTCTTGAGTGCAAACGCCATTGAATACGTCACAAACAATGGATGGAACACGTTATAGACCGCCGAATTCAACAATCTCTCAACGGTAGCTAATGTTCGCTCCATTGCTGGAATTTGAAAGGCTTCAGCAATGTTGTCGGCAACTAAATATTTTACTAACTTGCCGTCTTCGAATTGATAAATAATTCCTTTCCCGTCCATTTCCATTTGGCGTTTATTGATTATTTCATTTCGTTTTAGCTTTCGAATTTCTTTGCTAAAATCCTGTTTTAATAACGCTGTTGTTGCCTTTGCCGCGCGTTGTTTGATTATCAACCGATTAAGGTTCATGTATTTAAGCATCGTGGCTTCAAATGGATTTGCCACCAAACTAAAAGTTCCAACCTGCTCTTTTATCATTGGGGTAACGTCAGTGTAAAACAGAGCATGGTGCATAACACGAAACGCTGCGTAGTTGTCCTTGTTTGGTTCAATTTCACTGTCCATCAACTTCTGGCTGTAAATCCCAATATCAACAGCATCCTCTGCAATCTCAAAAATTAAATCGTTAAATATTCCAGCCGATTTATTTAGCGATCTCCAAACATCTTTGCCAAGGCTTTTTTTCAGCCAGTCCATATACATTGGAACTTGAGCAGGTTCGATTCCAAGCGGGTTAATCAAATCATATGTTGCATCTACATCGTCTGGATCGTTTAACGATCTTGTTCGACCGCCATTCTGGATTCTTCGATATAGCATGTATTCGCCGAGGCTGTTTCTTGCAGCAATTCGAGCATCTTTTTCACTCATCCCGCCTTCGACAAATGTTTGAACCAATGGTTGGAACACTTCGTCATCAACCCTTCTAAAGAATTTGTAATTAAGGGTGTCTTTAGTATTAAGGTCGTCTAAAGCATAGCGAGCGGCTTCAGCTTTGGCGTTCGTAATGTTTCCAAATTGCTTTTTGCCTGTTTTCTTTTTTGCGGCAGCACTTGTGTCAATGATTGCGTTTTGCCAGTCACCAAGAAAACTTTTAACGCTCTTTGAAATGCTACCCATGCGAGCATCTTCGTCCTCTCGAAGCTGCATAGCCATGTCTTGAGTTTCTTCAAACATGGCTTGAACATTGGCGGTTCTCGCTTTTGCTAACTCAATCGGATCACCGTTCAACAATTGCTGTATTTCAAGATATGCAGTTTGCACACTAGGCTTGTTGTTTAATTGCTTGTGCCACGTTTCATAAAACATTGGAGCGCGGTTTTCAAGCTCTTTTGGACTTACCAACAAAACGGAAATAGCTTCAGCGTAAAGTTCCTCTGCGCTTTCTCGGTATCTAATGTACTTCTTATTGGCATTTCCATAATCGCCAGACCACCATTTTGTAAGCGCAATAAGCTCTTGTTTAATTGCGTCATTTGCAATTATGCCCTCGGCCTTAACAAGTTCCGTGTACTCAACAATGATCTGTGCTTCAGTAGCAGTGCCGCCATGCTTCCTCTCTGCAATTCTTTTTGCTTTACTTCGCAGTCGTTTTTGGTCTTTGCTAGTCAAATCTGCGGTTAGCTTTTTTCTGTAGTTAATCAGCGAAAACAAACGACCAAGTATGTTTCCTCGACCCATAGTTTCTTCGTCGAGAAAATCTTTTAGGTGACCTAGTTCGTGAGCAAGTGTTTGCAGAAGGGCTTGTGGGTCTAAAGCTAGTCTTGGATTGATATTTATCTGTTTATTATTTGGATTAAAATTGCCAGCCGTCCTCCATTGCAAGCGGTGGTTAAGTTTCGGCAACTTACCGCCAGAAAGCTGCCTTACCAAGTCAACCAATTCAGGCAACTCCACTGGCATAATTGCCTTGATCCAGTTCTTAGGATACCCACGCGACTGTACCGCCGCAGCCTCCTGCTCAGGTGTCCTTGTGTCCATCCCTTGCGGCACTGAACCCGGCCTTTGGTTTATTGGCGGTCTTCCCGATGGCTTGGAGGCGTATTTCCCGCCGGACTGTCCACCACCGGACTTTTTTGACTTGCCTTTGGACTTGGGCTTTGACCCTTGTCCAATAAACGTCATTTTGCTTTCAGTTTTTTTGGTGTACTCGTCTAACTTGCCTGATAAAAATGCTTTCCCAATTGCTTTTGAGTCTTTTGCAATCGAATTTGACTCAAACCCTGCAATTGTTCCAACGTATGCCGGTAATCCTAAATACGAACCCTTAACATAGCCACGAAACACAACCACGTTTTCTTGTTCCTTGTGCTTGTAAGCAATGGCAGACGGGTAACGTGTCATAATTGTGTCGTAATATTTTTTATCAACCTCAATAAACTTTTCAAATTCTTTACCTGAATGAGATTTTAATCCCAACAAAACCCTTTTGTCGTTTATTACACTTGAACCCCTATAACCTAAAACAACCATTTCTCCCCCAACATCAGGGTCTACCATATCTTTGACAACTTTCTCTGGCAGAGGTTTTTTGTCTTTTGCTTTCCGCTTGGTTTCGTTTGCTCGCGCTAAAATTTGCTTTGCGTCTTTTTTTGGCACAACAACTATAAATCGCCCGTTGGTAACAATTGGTCGTTCAAATCTCAATCCCGAAAACATGTCATAGACACCCTTGTAATCCAACTCTGAATTAAGAACAGCAGCCAATCCGGCATTTGTAATATGATCTTTGCTTTTTGGCTTAACCCTGTAAGTGCTTTCTTCTTCTGGAGCAAACTTGCCTTGAATGTATAGCTTTGCAACTTTCTTGGCTTTAGCTAAATCAAAACGAACATCAACAATAACTTTATTTGGTTTCTTTTTAGGTTGCCGCTTTGGGTCTTGAAAAGTTGGCTGAACAGTTGCTTCGGAGATTCTAAAATATTTTGAATATTTAACTTCTCCTTCTTCAATCACCAATCGACGATCTCCTAGAGAAACTCTAAATCTTCTCATCTTTTTGCCATCTATTTTGACCGAGGCTGTTTCAACTATTGTCGGTTCGCCTGACAAATCTACTTCCTCAGCAACTGTTGGCTCGACAACTGGAGTCTTCTTCTTGCCTTTGCTTTTCTTCTTTAACTCTTTTGTTAATT